TAAAGATGCTGCTAAGAAATTAGCTGTTGAAATGGAGAAAGAGTATACTAAACAAATGACTATGCAATCAGATATCATTAAGGCTGAACAAGCTAATGGCTCTGGTAGGTGGAGAGTGCATCTAATGTATCTCTGCATGGTTATGGTTGCTACTCATTTTGTTTTGTATGAAATTATACCATATATTAGAACTGTGTTTGATTTACACTTTTGGACACCTGATGCACCTGTTGACGAGCATCTCTGGTCTTTTCTGAAGATTGGAGTTGGTGGTTACATAGGGTCACGAGGTGTTGAAAAGACAATGGCACACTTCAAAGGAAAATAATATGAGTGATATAAAGAAAGCTAATGAAGAGATGTTACATTCTCTGCATTATATGACTGCTATGAAAATAGCTCAGATGCTTAAAGAAGCTGAAGGGGAACCTGAGTTAATGCTTAAGGTTCTCAGAGAAGCCCGAGGGTTTCTCAAGGATAACAACGTGGCTGCTGATATTGACCATACACCAGTATTAAGAGAGATTGATACTGAGGTGAATATCGCAGAACTACCGTTTGATGTGGAGGAAGAGGATGCTGAGTGATAAGATGATTAAAGCTATGGAAACTGATTTCCGAAACTATTGTCATTATATTTGGAAGCATCTTCAACTTCCTCCACTTACTCCTGTACAAAATGACATAGCTCACTATCTGCAACATGGTCCCAAAAGGTTACAAATCTCGGCTTTCCGAGGTGTAGGTAAGTCTTATCTTACTGCTGCTTTTGTAACTTGGGTACTATGGAAAGATAAAGAAAAGAAAATAATGGTGGTATCAGCCGGTAAAGATCGTGCTGATGCCTTTGCAATATTCGTAAGGAATATGATTAAGAGTGTTCCTTTAATTAAACACCTGGAACCTGATAAGACTAAAGGTGAAAGATCAACTCAGAACGTCTTTGATGTCTCTGGGTGTACGCCTAGTGGTTCACCTTCCGTTAAATCGGTAGGTATCACGGGTCAACTTACCGGTTCTCGTGCCGATATCATAATTGCCGATGACATCGAGGTCGTATCTAACTCTGCTACTAATGACCTACGTGAGAAGCTCTCACGGCTCGTTACAGAGTTCGATGCCGTTATCAAGCCCGAAGGTCGCATTCTCTATTTGGGAACGCCTCAGACGGAACTGAGCCTCTATAATACGCTGTATCAACGTGGGTATGACATGAGGATATGGACGGCACTTGTACCCACCGAAGAACAAGCGGCAAGCTATGGGGCTAAGTTAGCTCCGTTTATTAGAGAAATGATGACTACTAGACCAATCGGTGTCACAACGGACCCACTTAGATTTACCGATGAGGATTTAGCTGAACGGATGCTGTCTTATGGTAGGTCAGGTTTCTCGTTACAGTTCATGTTGGATACTTCTCTCGCAGATGGGGATAAGTTTCCTTTAAAAATCAATGACTTAATTGTTGCAGCTATACACTCTAAAGTGCCAGATGAAATCTACTGGTCCAACAATCCGCTACTTGAAGTTAAGGACGTTCCCAACGTGGCTATGGGCGGGCAAAAGTACTATGCCCCTGAGAAGCTCTTAAATGCCTCTCTCGCTGCTCCTGAGATGTCGGTAATGTCTATAGACCCCTCAGGGCGTGGAAAGGACGAGACAGCCTATTCTGTGGCTCTCATGAGGCATGGTAACATCTTTGTCCCTGAGGTCGGAGGAATGATGGGTGGATATACCGATGCAACTTTAGAAAAACTAGCTAACATAGCGAAAAAGCATAAAGTCAATAAAATAATAGTTGAATCTAACTTTGGTGATGGGATGTTCACTCAACTCCTCAAGCCTTTCCTCGGTAGGATATACCCCTGTGATATCGAAGAGGTTAGACAGAACCAACAGAAGGAACTGCGTATTATCAGTACGTTAGAACCTCTGATGAATCAGCACCGACTAATTGTAGACCCTAAAGTAATCAGAGATGATTACGATACAGCAATGAATAACTTCCCACCTGATAAAGCACCACAGTATATGCTGTTCTATCAGATGTCCCGATTATCCAAAGACAGGGGCTCGTTAAAACACGATGACCGCCTCGATTCCCTAAGTATTGCCTGTCAGTACTTTCTCGATATCCTAGATGTCGACCAGCAATTAAGAAGCAAGCAGAAGAAAGAAGAACAGTTGGATGCTATGCTCGATAATTTCAAAAGGGAATGGTATGCAGATAGAGGGGTAAGTAATCAAGAAGTTAAGCTGTGGTCTAGATCAAGAAGGAGGTAATGATTCTATATACTTCCAAGAGGGTGAACTATAGAAGAGAGGGGGGAGGGTATAATTAATATAATATATAATATAATAACTAAGTAATAACTAGGTAATAACTGGGTATTACCAAGTGATACCAATGGTACATATTTCGTTATATATCCATTATCTCCCTCCCCCTACCCTCCCCTCTTGTATCACCTAGTAACACAATATTAACACCTTAGGAGAACATATGTACCTCACCCCAAACAAAGTCTACATCGAAATAATCGGCCAGCGAATCCAAGTGGTCATAGATGACGACTTCTGCGAGCAGCAAGAGGCAGACGGATTGTACCAATCTGAGACCATCTATTTAAAATCGAGTTACCCAAGTGCCAAAGAGTATATTCGGATATACCGCCACGAGTGTTTTCATGCACTTATGGATTTACTAGGGGTTCAACTGGATCACCACATGGAGGAAACCTTGGCGCACAGGGTGTCCTATATGATGACTTATGAGATTTAGTTTCCCTATACTATATTTCGCTCAATTTACACAGGAGGTTATTATGGCAAGGAGAGTATACTCTACTGGTAAGTAATGACAGCAACGGAGGCTCGACTTCGTGAAGAACGAGGCGTTTACGCTACGCCTACAATGTGTAACCGTTATGTGTGGTGTCGGGTAGAAACACCAGCTAGACCTGAGTATGTCTACTGAAACTGCTCTCCTTATCTCCCTATAGTAATGATTTCGCTCAATTTCCAGCGGTTTTCGCTCAAAATCCAACTGTAGGGAGAAAAAATTGAAAAAATTTGTGAGGTGGTATATTAAACAAGACCGCCCCGTTTCCCCCATCAACACTTTGTTTCACCCAGCCACCACTTGTTGCCCCACTCAAACACTTGGTACACCCAGCAAACTCCTGGCCCACTCGGTGAACACTCGGTGTCCTAGGTAAACACTCGGCGTGCCTACTTAACAACTGTTCACACTGGGTGACACTGGGTGCGATTGGTTAACAATTGTTTGGGACTGGGGGCGCTTGGTGTGGCGTTGTAGATTACGGTAGAATTAAGTTGACACTTGGTGTTCTGTGTGCTAGAGCGTCACATAGCACTGTTTTTTTCTTCGTAAACACCTGGAACCACTCGGTGAACACCTAGCCCTCACACCTAACCTATTGATATCAGATGACTGCCGGATAATTACCTTGAGGTTTGCAGTATAACTCGGTGAAAATACAGTGATTATGCATTTTTCTACAACTGCGCTGCATTTTTTGCTTGATATTTAATTTCGGTTGTGCGATACTTGTTTTATCGGAACAAACAAACAAACATTTTTATTCCGATGAACATTTTAGAATCTTGTCTTGTCACTTGGGCGTTATAACAGTGACGATGTATAAGGCAAGCGGCTTGAGCTCCGGACATAGCTAGATAAGGGAACGCTCCACGTGTTTGTCAACAGCCGAAATCATAGGCGGTATACGTAGGATAGGGATACCTGACTATAAACAGCCACAAGTATACATAGTGAATTAGGGGTTGACAGGCATAGTGAAAAAAGCAGGGGAGTCCGCATACCACTGATACATTTGAACTCAAGTAGGGCTTCGCTGCGATAAGTAAACAAAAGCAGGCACTTAGACCACCACTGATAGATTTGAACTCAAGTAGGCGTAGTGTCTGGGCTTAGTGTAACCACTGGTAGATTTGAACCCAAGTAATACACGAAAATAAGCGAAAATAAGCGAAACACGGTTAGGATTGCCGTGTCTACGTCAGACAGGCGTACTGATGAGCTTTATAATTAACACTAGGAGACTATTATGTGTAGGAAAGAAAGAAACCTTCATGGTACAAGACCAACTAAAAAACAGGCAAAGAAAGCAAAAGAAAAACAGGCAAAGGCAAAAAAATCTTACTCATATTTGAGTAAAGATGAGTATAACTACGAGCAGGATGCATATGCATTCTTCTTAGCAAACGAAGACATATTACACTAGGAGGCAACCGTGAAAAATACTATATTACTACTCGCTCTATTACTTGGGACACTTGGTATGCTCGGTGGTGGCAAGCCGTGTAAACAAACACCTAATTGTAGGATGCACCATGCGAGTCACTAAGTTGCCACCGGTGACCAAACGGGATAACACCAAAGAGACTAGAGACCGTAGGCAGCACAACCGAATGTTCCAGCGTAGTTGGCAAGGTGGGCTACCTAAACAGATAATAAGCGAATACAAGCGTTTTAACAAACTAAAGTAGTCGAAACACCTTCGGGTGTCTACGTCAAACAGGCGTACTGACGAGACTTTTAACCACAGGAGTGTATCTATGTACACGAATCAGATTCGGGTTCTTCTAAAACAAGCTAATGCGTATACTACCATGGCGCAATCTTTGCGCTCTTGTGGCATCTCTTCATGGAAACACTATAGAAAACAAGCGCAGGATTGCGTAAATAAAGCGAAGTTACTAAATAAAGCAGACCAAACTATAACACTAACAATGCAGTTAGTGTCTTAATAGGAGAAAAACATGACAAAAGCAAAGAAAGCAACAACAACAGCAACTAAAGTCACTCTATTCACTAATGAGTACGATGTACAAATGCTCGAAATTACGGGCAAACCAAGAAATACATACATCTCATTGAAGAAGGCACAAGCTATTTTAGCGACTAACGATGATCCCAGCTTGATTACTAAAATACACAAATATGGGCGTGATTTATTTAGAATCGAGTATAAGGGTAGTGATAAGGGGTTCACAGTAGGTGAAGCAAAGATTAACATAGTATTAGACAATGCGAAGAAAATAGCGGAGGTAGCCTAATGCGGATACTCTTAATACTCTTAGTAGGGGCAGCTGTAACAGGCTGCTCCACTGTTCCTAACTTTAATGAGTATAAACACAATGATAGGAACTTAATCAAGCAGCAATCCAATGTAGGGTATTTAACTCTTAGGAGGGCATAATGTATATAATAGAATTTCTAGATGGCACCATAAAAAAATTTGAAACCCTAAGTGTAGCAGACCTAAGAGAAGCAAAACTAAGAAGAGCAAACCTAATCGGGGCAAACCTAAGAGAAGCAGACCTAAGTGGAGTAAACCTACGGGGGGCATACCTAGGGAGAGCAAACCTACGGGGGGCATACCTAGGGAAAGCAAACCTTCAAGGAGCAGACCTAAGAGAAGCAAACCTAAGTGAAGCAAACCTAAGTGAAGCAAACCTTCAAGGAGCAAACCTACGGGGGGCATACCTAGGGAAAGCAAACCTTCAAGGAACAAACCTAAGAGGAGCAAACCTAGGGAAAGCAAACCTTCAAGGAACAAACCTAAGAGGAGCAAACCTAAGAGAAGCAAAACTAAGAAAAGTAAACCTCTATGGAGCAGACCTTCAAGGAGTAGACCTTCAAGGAGTAGACCTCTATGGAGCAAACCTTGAAATAGCAGCCCTAAGAGGAGCAGACCTTCAAAAAGCAGACCTTCAAAGAGCAAACCTCTATAAGGCAAACCTAAGAGGAGCAAACCTAAGAGAAGCTCTCCTCTGTGGAGCAGACCTCTATGGTACTAATGTATTTTCTTTCCAACTAGGGAAACAATTTGGCTTTTACCACGAAGGTTATATTAAAATAGGCTGCCAAGGGCATTCACTGGAGTATTGGTTAGAAAATTATGAACAAATAGGCACTGAAAATAATTTTTCAGCTACAGAAATCCACAACTATAGTTTACAACTTAAACTACTAAAGGAGTTAAAATAATGAGAAGTCAATACCAAGCAAAAATCTTCATCAGAACCGATAGACACGATGTACCACAAGAAACAAACAGCACAAAAATCTTCATCAGAACCGATAGACACGATGTACCACAAGAAACAAACAGCACAAAAATCTTCATCAGAACCGATAGACATGATGTACCACAAG